GGTACTTAATTTTATATTAAAAGAAGGCACAAAAGTCACAGGCGCTTATGCCCTAGCGATTCAAAGTCCTTCTAAAGCATTAAAAGAAATGTCAGACCTGACCAACAATTTACAAGTTGCTGTGGGTAAAAGATTGCTTGATTCTTTTAGTAAATTGATTTTAGCCACCTTTGATTTATACACAAAATTTACAGTAGCGGCTGACGGAACTGGAACTTTTTCTAAATTTCTTGATGCTATGGAAAAAGTTTTAACTAAGTTAGCAGACCCGTTTGCAAAAATAGCAACTAATCTAGGAAATCTTATTGAAAAATTAGATAAGAGCGAATTAAGCGTTAATGGAATTGCTGGCACCATGGAAAAGGTATTACCAGTAGCGGCGGCTTTTGCTACTTTCTTTGGTATTAAAGCAGGTAAGTCTCTAGCCCAAGCGGCGCCCTTCTTCCAAGGTTTCTTTTCGACACTAGCAAGGTTTAATTTAGTTTTTACAGCGTTTACCCTAGCCGTAACATCTCCTCAAATACGAGGAGCAATAGGACAATTAGTTACCGCCTTTGCACCTTTATTGCCAGCGCTTAAAAAATTAGCGGCGATATTTACAGAAGTATCTGCCTTAGCAATCGGTGTTCTTGCAAAGGCTATAAGGGTTGTCGCTACCATAGTCTCAGCATCTATTGGTTTTTTCCAACAATATGCTGGAGTTTTTAAGGCTTTAGGAGTTATAGTTTTATCAGTCGCGGCTGGTTACGGTGCTTGGCTTGCTATCACAACTCTTCAAACTGCTAGATTGGCACTTCTTAATATAGTTACAGTTGGAGCAAAAACAGTAACTACTGCATTAGCCACCGCCGTTAAGGTACTTAACTTGGCTTTTGCTTTTAACCCAATTCCAATTGTTATCGGCGCTGTTGTTGCTTTAATGATTGCTTTTGGTTATCTAATTAAAACTAATAAATCAGTAGGCGATGTATTCAAAAAAGTATTTAATTTTATTGTTCAAATTGTAATTACCGTCTTTGCATACATAGTTAAGGCTGTTGGATATGTATTAAAAGCCTTTGCTATGATGATTCGAGTTCTTGGATTTCTTGCAGAATCGTACGCTAAAGTATTTGAGTTTGTTATAGACATAATTCTTACTACGGTTCAATTTATTCTCAAAGCAGTCAAATCTATTATTGATGGTTTTATTAAACTTATGGAATCCCAAGGAATTCTTTATGATGTAGTCAAAACTGTATTTAACGGAATCATTAAAGTAATTTCTTTAGTTGTTGAAGGTATTGTTAGAGTCTTTGCATTTATTATAGGTGCTGTTGCTGACCTAGTTGGGGCATTTAATGATTTGTTTGGCGGAGTTAAAAACATCTTCCTAAAGATTTTATCGGCTATTGGAAATGTAGGCTCAGGCATTTTTGGTGTATTAAACAAAATTGCAGAAGGCATTGGTAGTTTTCTTGGTTGGGCTTTTGACAAGATGACCGCTTGGATTAGGGGCATTGCTTCTTTATTTAGTAAAATTCCTAAAATTGGAGAAATGGTTGCTGGAGCAATCAATAGCGGTTTAGATGCTACAAAAAATGTAGTTACTGGTTTTTCTAAAGGCATGGTTGGTCTTGGCGAAAATATGTTTAATGGAATTATTAAAGGCACAACCAACATGGTCAATGGCATATCTACTGTTGGAGACTCAGTTGAAAAGGGACTTAGGGCAACAGAAAAAACCCTTACTAAGTTTGCAGTTAAAGTTCAAGAATTTGGAAATAAAGATAATGGCGCAAAACTAATTGAAGGTTTAGTTGGCGGAGCAAAGAAGGCGTCAAGCGCCTTGGAAACAATGATTAACACACTTGGTAAAGCAGTAAAATTTGATTTTGCAGGAACAGTAGGAAACTTTATCAATAGCGTGGCTGATAAGGCTGACGCGGCAGGTGACTATTTAATAAACCTTTCAACTCAGATGTTGGCGTTTGCCGAGACAACAGATTTTGCGGCTGAGGCTGGCGACGGAATTAGTAACTTCATAGAAACAATTAAAGATAGTCTTAAAGAAGGTCTTGGTTTTGGAGACATTCTTAAAAAAGAACGCGAGAAAGCGGCGGGACTTCCTGGGGGCGGTACTGAAGATGCTTTAGGTGACATTCAAGACCAAGCCGATTTGATGAAAAAGATTCGTGAAGCAATGAAGGCTGGCATTGAGTCAATGAGTGATGTTCTTAAAGACTTACAACAAGCGGCTAAAGATTTTGCAGATTCCCTAAAAGATACAATTATGGGTTTTGCTGGACTCAAAGGCGTAGAACTTCCTGATGGATTCATTCCAAAGGCTAAGTCTCTTATTGAGAATATGCGGACTCGTTTAGATAAAAGCCAACAGTTCGCTAATCAGATAACTCAATTACAAGCACTTGGTTTAGATGCGGGGGCAATTAAAGATTTAGTTGAATCAGGACCAATCAAGGGCGCTCAAATTGCGGCGTCAATTCTTGGTGGCGGTGCTGAAGCAATTGCACAGATTAACGAGATTCAAAAGTCGATTGCATTTACTGGTGCGGCGATTGGTAAGTTTGGTTCAGAAGCGGCGTTTGGTAAAAGTATTGCAAGCGCTCAGGCTGGACTTGCTGAAATTACAGGTGCCGAGGCAAGTATAAGAGGTGCTGGTGGAAACAATGTAGTTATTGAGCAAGGCGCTTTCGTAGTCAATGTTGATACATCAGGTGCCACAGACCAAAATGAAAAGGCTGACATAATTACTCAGAGGATTCAAGAAACATTCGCTATCTTGGCAAAAGAATTGGCTAACAAATAATGGCTACTTATGTACTTCGCCCTAACGCAAACTGGAACAACGCCTCGGCTTTTGCTATTTCAGGTGGGTCTGCATCAGTTCATGCGGCGCTTGCCGATGACAGCGATTCAACTTACATAACCCGTTCAAGTTCAACAGTTCCAGCATCTTATGAAGCAGAGTTCGGTACACAAACTTTAGCGGCTACCGAGAAGGTTGCCTATGTAAATCTTCGAGCGAGAGCAACTATTGGAACAGCAGGTTCTATTGAGTTAAGCCTTGGTGTTATTACAGACCGTAATGGTCGTACCGTGAGTTACTCAGTTCCTTTTTCAAAGGCAAACACTCTTGCATTAAGCACTCTTGATACTGCACTAAAACTTACAACAGCACCAAACGGTGAGGCTTGGACTCAAACTCTTATAGACAATTTAGTTGTTAAGTTTGCAGATAACGCAATCGCAAGTGGTGACCGTGCCAATCTATACGCATTGTATGTAGATGTAATTACAACTACTCAGCCAACAGTTACCGTGACCGCTCCTACTAGCACAATTACAGATACAACATTCCCATCAGTTGTTTGGACTTATGCAGATGCAGATGGAGACCCACAAAACGCTTATGAGATTAAAGTCTTTGACTCAACAACTTATGGAGGTGCAAGTTTTGACGAGGACACATCAACGCCGACTGTTACAACTGGCATCGTCACATCAAGCAATAATGGTCAAACTCTTGAAGCAGACTTAGCAGACGGCACAACTTATCGTGCTTATGTGCGAGTTGCTCAATTAGTTAATGGTGCTAATTACTTTAGCGAATGGGCTTATAGCCAGTTCACTATTGATGTTGATGCCCCAGCAACCCCATTGATTACTGCGTTTTATGATTCTGAAGAAGGCGCTGTAACCGTAACCGTGTTTGGAAGAACTAATTCTTTGTCACCAAATCAAGCATCCCTTGAAACAAATACAACGGGATGGGAAGCGGTAACCAACTGCGCTATTGCTCGCTCGACCAGCCAAGCATCAGTCGGTAGCGCTTCACTAGAAATAACTGCTAGTTCGGCTGGTGATGCGGTTGCATCAACTACTATTGGAACAAAGTTTTTAGTAACAGCAAACCAAGAGTTCTCAGCCATTGCTGATTTTAGAGCGGCTAGCACTACTCGCTCATGCCAAGTTGGTATTCGTTATTTGACTACAACTGGTACAACTATCAGTACAACTTACGGCACAGCGGTTAGCGCAACCAGTTCAGCCTTTATTACAGCAAGCGCAACAGTATTGGCTCCACCTACGGCAACACACGCTCAAGTCTTTGTTAAGATAACAAGCGCCAGTTCAGGCGGAATTCATTATGTAGACAAGATTGCTTTTCATGCTGGAGATGAGGCAGTTTTTACCCGCGGAGGTTTCAGTTCTTTTGTTTTTGATATTGAGCGTTCTAGTGATGCAATTACATATACGGCTATTCGTAATAGCCCAGTAACCGCAACCGCTACTCAGATTGC